TACTGTACCTTTTAAGACGTTCTAAGAGTTTGTTACTATTGTTATGGGTGTTTGCTTAGCTTTGGTATATAATAAAAAAAAGACAAAAAAAGATTGGAAATTATGTCAAAAGATGTCGCTAAAGACTCTGTAAGATTTAAATTTGAAGATGAAGCAGTATGGTCAAGACTTAGCCAAGCCATCTCAGTTGGTGCTTATATTGAAGACGCTTGTGTTTTTGCGGGTATAAGTTCAAGACAATACAGACGCTGGAGAGAATTAGCTGAACAAGGTGTTGAACCTTATGCAGAACGCTGGGTTGAGATACAAAAAAGCGAAGCTCAAGCTATTGTAAGAAACTTATTTAACATACAGAACGCGGCGAACTCAGGTACATGGCAAGCATCTGCATGGATTCTAGAACGTAAATACCCAGATAAATATGCAAGAAAAGATTTTGTTCAAGTAACTGAGGGCAAAGACTTTGATGTTGAACTATATTGGAGTGATGGAACAGTATTCAAGGAAATGTCCGAAATGTCCGATATAAAAAAAGAGGAAGAATAATGTCAAACCCGCTTGATGAAGAAGCTTATATTAATGCCGAGTTTGTTGATATGGTAACGCAAGAAACATGGGACTTTCCCGTACCTTATTGGGAAGTCAATGATGTCGAAGATGTTATACCTGCAACCTTTCAACCTAATTTCTTTATAGTATTTCCAACAGTTATTGAGGCGATAGAAGAATTTATAGAAAAACTAAAAGGGGATGACGACAATGGAAACGACTTTACAAGATACTAGTAAGGGATTACCTTACAAGGTTAAGTTACCACAACTGCACGCAGGTCAAATTGATGTTGCCCAATCTACTGCACGTTTTAAAGTTCTTGTAGCTGGTCGGCGTTGGGGTAAAACTAGGTTAGGTGTTTGGCTATGTGTAGCAAAAGCTATGCAAGGTAAGAAAACATGGTGGGTTGCACCTACATTCAGTATGGCTAACGAGGGCTGGAAAGAAATACGAAGATTAGGTATTGACTATGGTGTTGTAGTCAAAGAGGGCGAAAAAACAATTTACACTCCTACTGGTGGTTATGTAACAGTAAGAACAGCAGATAATCCTGATAGACTTCGTGGAGCTGGTCTTGACTTTATAGTTCTTGATGAGTGCGCATATATAAAAGAAAAAACATGGAAAGAAGTCTTACGTCCAACTCTAACTGAAAGACAAGGTGGTGCATTATTTATAAGTACGCCTAAGGGTTACAACTGGTTTGCTAGGATATTTGATGAAGCTGAGGGGCAAAGCGATTGGGAACGTTGGCAAAAACCAACATCCACTAATCCACTTGTACCCACTGAAGAACTGGGTATAGCTAAAAAAGAGATTGGTTCATTTCTGTTTAGTCAAGAGTATGAAGCAGAATTTATTGAACAATCTGGTGGATTGTTTAAGCCCGAATGGTTTAAGTATTATTCTAAAACTGTACATGAGGATTACAACGAAAAAGGATACCTAACAAATAAAACAACTTTAAGATATAACGACAATAAACAAATAGATATAACTAATCTTAGAATTATTACAACCGTTGACTTAGCTACAAGCACTAAAGAATCTGCTGACTTTACAGTAGTATGCACGATTGGTGTTGATAAGAACCAAAATATTTTTGTATTAGATTTAGTTAGGAAAAAACTTGAAGCACCCGACGTTCTGAAATTACTAGAAGTAGTTAATGAAAAATGGAATCCATCTGTTATTGGTATTGAAAGCGCTGGATACCAACTCGCTCTTATACAGATAGCTAAAAGGCAAACTGCACTTCCTATTGTTAAATTAAAAGCTGACAAAGATAAATTTAGTAGAGCTTTACCACTATCTGCCAAAATGGAATCTGGATTAGTGTTCTACCCTACCGATACAATGTGGTATGCTGATTTAGAAAAAGAGATGTTACAATTTCCAGCTGGAGAACATGACGACCAAGTTGACGCGTTAGCATACGGGATATTGCAAACATCTAATAAGAATAGATTTAAGGCATATTGAGGAGTTTAATTGGCTAACCGTAGGAATCTGTTTGACGTTTTAGGGTTAAATAGAAATAGGCAATACAAAAGGAATACAGGCAATTCATTTATTAGAAGCGAACAGTCATACAATAATGGTTCTTTCATACAGGGGTACAACACACAAGCAGGAGATTTTGATTTATCTAATTTAGGTAATGGAGAATCTAACTCTGCAGTAACGGCATGTTTACAAGTTTTGGGTATTTCTTTTTCTGAAGCTGTTATGGAAGTTTGCACTAAAGATGAAAACGGAGATAAGCAAATAATTCCTAATCATCCTTTGACTTTGTTAATGAGAAGACCTAACCCGTTTATGAGCGGGGATGTATTGCAAAGTTATATTATAAACGCTATGCACGTTCATGGTAATGCATACTTACTTAAGCAAAAAAATAATGCGGGAGAACTTATAGCTTTGTATCCATTAATGCCAAGTATGGTAAGTCCTAAGGGTAATGAAGTTGATTTGATAACTCATTACGAATATGAAACTGAAGATGAAACTTTAAAAATAGATAGTACAGAAATAGTCCATTTTAAATTAGGACTTGATTCAAACAATCACAAACAGGGTTATAGTCCACTTAAAACTGTATTAAGAGAAATATACGGGGATGAATCTGCTGGGCAAATGGCTACTGCTTTATTGTCTAACATGGGTGTGCCGTCTGTGATGATTACACCAAAAGATGAGTTTGGTCCAAGCGAGGAAGAAGCACAGCAAATAGCACAAACATACCAACAAAAAGTATCAGGTAAAAATAAGGGTAAGCCACTTGTTCTTAGTGGGGCTATGAATGTTGAGAAACTGGCTTTCAGTCCTAAAGATTTAGATATTGGTTTACTTAGACGTGTACCTGAAGAAAGAATCTCAGCTGTACTTGGCGTACCAGCAATTTTAGCTGGATTAGGTGCAGGTTTAGCTAACGCAACGTATTCAAACGCTAGGGAGTTGAGAGAGTTCTTTACTGAAAATAAATTGATACCACTTTGGAAAATGGTTGCTGAAGAACTAACACAACAAATACTTTTACCTAATTATGACTCTTCAATTTATTCTTATGCAGAGTATAACTTTAGTGAAGTAAGGGCTTTACAAACTGACCATAATGATTTGTACACTCGTATTAATGTTGGCGTACAAGGTGGTTGGGTTACTGTTGCTGAAGCACGAAATGCAGTAGGTTTACCTAGTGATGAAACTCAAAACTATTATTTACAGGGCATGAATGTTATTAAAGATTATCAAGACGGCTCCAAAGAAGCTGAGGGCGTTGAACCGCAAGTTGAGGAAACTCCTGAACCTGTTGTTGAATCGGAAGATGATATTGAAAACTCAGCGCTTAGTAAAAAAGTTATAAAAAAAATAGAAGACCAGTTTTGTGTGATTGCTGAAGATAGTGGCAAGAACATGGGTTGTTATCCTACTCGTAAGTTAGCGCAAGCTCGTCTAGACCAAATTAGTAGGTACTCTGATAATCCAAAACAAAGAGTAGGTAAAGATACTTTTACTACACTTGAAGAAGCAGAAAAAAGGGCTGAACAAATAGGATGTAATGGTACTCACACGCATAAGGATGATGACGGTAATATGGTCTATATGCCATGCGCAACTCATAATGAATATGAGCAAAGATTAAACAATGGTTAGCGCCAAGGTTAAAAAAGCACTACAAAAAAAAGTAGAAGAACATAATAAAAAACATGGGGACGATAAACGTAAACGTGCAACCCTTAAAATGCTTATTGCAGTTTTCAAGCGTGGTGTTGGAGCATACAATACAAATCCTGGAAGTGTAAGACCAAGTGTTACTTCGAGTGACCAATGGGCATACGCAAGAGTCAATGCCTTTTTGTTTGCACTAAGAACTTTAAAATTTAGGGGTGGAAAGTTTGATACAGATTTGTTACCTGCTTCTCATCCTTTATCAAGTAAAGCTAAAGAATCTAAAGGAAAGTATGATGACCTTAACTTTACTATTCCCAAAGGAGCAAAAGAAGAAGCAAGACGTGGACTTGACTGGGTAAAAGAATTTAATCGTGGTGGAACTTCTGTTGGTAGAAACTCTGCAAGGTATCTACTTAATAACACTACCGCTGGTGCTGAAAAGGTAAGACATATTGCTAAATATTTTCCGCGTCACGAAGTTGATAAACAAGCACAAGGTTGGCGACCAGGAGAGAAAGGTTATCCAAGTAATGGTCGTATTGCATGGGCATTATGGGGTGGCGAATCTGGAAAAACTTGGAGTAGAAAATTAGTTAGGGGAATGAACTCTCGTGACAAAAAAGAAAAGTTTGATTCAGCTGAACAACTTATAGAAAGACGTAATGAACTTAGGAAAACAAGTTGGGAATATAGACTTAGCCGTTTTAGAAGTAAAGATTCTAAAGATATGTTATGGAAGCAATATGACAAGCAACTGGGTAACTGGGATTTTGTCTTAGCTACTGAGTATTATAAATTGTTGACTAGTCAAGTAAGACTTGTAAATAAGTATGTTGCTGAAATAGGTTCTGAAACTTCGGGGCTTGAAGCAATTATTGGAGCAGCGCTTGACCGTGAAGCTAATGAAAAATGGATTGATAGTCTTACTCCAATATATTTTTCTATGATGTTAGATTTCACATATGCACAAGTAGAAACTTTCTTACCTGAATCTTTTAAAGTTACTACAGACAACACAACCTTTAGCCCTGCTGAACAGGAAAACATACAAAGAGCTAGACGTAGAAAACCCCGTGCTGAAATAATTGATACTGGTTTTCATCCTAGAAGATTTAGTGGTCAAGCTATTCCTATTGATAGAACAGCATACAATCAAAATGCTTCAAAGTTTGTTAAAGGTCGTCTTGACCAATATGTACCAGACATGTCTGCAACAATGAAAAAGAATTTAAACATAGCTTTGAGAAAAAGTTTTGATGGTGCAACTAAATTAGGGTTGACTGGTGCTAAACGTGAACGTTACATAGCTAACGGAATAAAAAAAGCATTAGGTAAAAAGAACCTAGGTCGTGCTTTACTTATTGCTAGAACAGAGGGATTAGCTTTATCTCAAGAAGCACAAGAGTTGGGCATAAATGCTATGGGTATACAGGTTACTAAAGAATGGATTACCCAAAGGGATGGAAAAGTTCGGGACGCACATTATGCGCTTGACGGTAAAGAAGTTAACAAAGAGGAAAACTTTAACGTTAGAGGTTACTCAATGAAATATCCTGGAGATAGTAGCAACGGAGCGCCACCTAGTCTAATATGTAATTGTAGGTGTAGTGTCATCTATCATGAGAAAAAGGTGTAAGATATAATAATGGATAATTTACAACATAAGACAGTGAGCCTAAAGGCTTCCAATGATATAGAGGGAAAAGTCGAAGCAGTCTTTTCAAATTTTAATGAGGTTGACTCTGACGGCGACGTAGTACTTCCTGATTCAATCAAGTCTGGATATGGCGACAAAGGTGTTGCTATGGTATGGGCGCATGATTGGAAAAACGTAATAGGTCGTGGAGAAATTGTTGATGATGGCGAAAAAGCTATTTTCAAAGGTCAATTTATTATGGACACTCAACAAGGTAAAGACGCATATAATACTGTCAAAGCCATGGGCGATTTGCAACAATGGTCATTTGGTTATGAAGTTGTTGAATCTGAAAAAGGAATGTTTAAAAAAGATAACGAAACTGAAATAGAAGTTAGGTATCTTAACAATGTTAAAGTTTGGGAAGTTTCCCCAGTATTAGTAGGAGCAAATCAAAACACGTACACTCTTGCTGTTAAAGAAGATAAACCAAAAGGAAAAAAGTTTAGCGAGGAAGTTGAAGACGTACTAACTACGTTAACTTCATTAGTTAAAAGAGCAAGGGAGCTTACTGCCCTACGCTTAAGTAAAGATAAAACATTGAGTGACGAATCTACCTCTTTGATAATGAATCTACAAGACGCACTACAGGAAGCACATCAAGATATTGATACACTGCTTTCAGTAGCAAGTCCTGAAGAAGCTGAAGTCGAAAAGATAGAGGATGACACTTCTTTGTTATTAGAAACGGAACGGGTACTAATGGAAACATTAGACCCAGAATTGTAGGAGAACAATGAGTAAAAAAGTAGAAATACTCAAAAAGGAACTACAAGAGTTAAGAGAAAATACTCTTTCTGAATTTAAAGAATTTGATTCAGTAGACTTCGATTCCGAAGCGAAAGAGAATTGGGCTAAAAGAAACGAGCGCATGAGCGAATTGGTGGAAGACATCAAGGAAGCACAAGCAATCGATTCCTCTAGAAAAGAGATGGAAACTGCAGTTGAAGCTGGTAAAGTTGTTGAGCCAAAAGCAATACACAACCCTAAAGCTGAAGCTCCAGAGTATAAATCACTTGGACAGAAGTTCATGGAATCTGATTCATATAAAGCTTATATGGAAACAGGTCAAAAGAATATTAAATCTGAACTCAAGTACGACCCTAGAGTAGAATTAAAAACTACAGTTACTGAATCTAACTTCCCGCCTAGCGTAGTTAGAAGTCCGAGAATACAAGAGTCTGCACAGTTAGACCCATTTGTGATTCCAGCCTTGATAGATACAATCACTACTGACCAATATCAGTACAAGTATCTTGAGGAAACCACATACACTAACGCAGCAGCTCCAAAGGCAGAGGGTTCAGCTCTTGCAGAAAGTGCTTTAGCATTTACTGAAAGAACAGAGGAAATTCGTAAGATTGGTGCATTCATTCCAATGACCGAAGAACTTCTCGCTGACGTATCCGCCGCTCAAGGATATATTGACAGTAGATTAAGATTTATGGTTAGACAAACCATATCCGACCAAATTATTGGCGGTTCAGGTTCAGGTGTAAACTTGACTGGAATCCTCAATAAGACTGGAATCAACTCTTTTAACTTTTCATCTTTTAGTGGAAACTTAAAAAGAATTGGACAAATTTTTGAAGCCATTACGGAAATTCAAAAAGATTCCTTTATGAATCCAGACGCAATCATCATGAATCCAGCTGACTGGTATCAAGTAGTAACTGAGGTAAATGCAGTAACAACAAGTGGAGCTTTAAATCCATTATTTGTTGGCGCAGGTAACTTCGGTAATGCTGTGCAACCAACACTATGGGGAGTTCCTGTAGTACCGTCAACTGAAATTTCAGCAGGCGATTGCTTAGTTGGAACTTTTGGTGGTGGACAAGCTATGCATATCGTCGCAAGACAAGGTATGGAAGTAGCTATGTCTGATAGCCATGACGAAAACTTTATTAAAGATATTGTTGTAATGAAAGCAACTGTTCGTATGGGATTACCTATATATAGAGCAACAGCTTTTGCAAAGATATCAAACTTCTAAGGGAACTTAGGAATTTAATATGACATTAGTAACTCGCTCTAGCTTTAACGGTACGGGCGAGTTGCAGTCAGGAAAGAAAAATATGATATTAAAAAAAGACGTATGGATAGATGAAGCTGGTAAAATTGCTGAAGCACCTCATGGCGAAATGCCAAAGGGCTGGAGAAAAGGTAAACTTTTAGGAGTTGCTGGACATGAAGTATCAGACCTACAGGTAAAAGAGTGGGGACTTGGAACTAAGGCAAAAAAACCTACTGAAAATAAAGGTAAGTAAACCTTATGGCTATCGTTAATGGATACTGCGCGTTATCCGAACTAAAAAATTATGTAGGGTTAACAGGTAGCGGACAAGATACAAATTTAGAAAACGCGATAACAAGTGCAAGTCGTGAAATTGACCAGTACTGTGGTCGAATCTTTTATGAAACCACAAGTCAAAGTAATCACTACACACCTTACAATACAATTATCCAAGAGGTTGATGATATTTCTACAACTACTGGACTTGTAGTAAAACTTGACACAAATGATGACGGGACACACGATAAAACGCTAACTATTAATACTGACTTTGTAGTTTTGCCTGTTAATACTGTTAATGCACTTGACCAAAACCAACCTTTCACACATATTAAAATATTAGATACACGTTCCAACGAAAGATTTGACCCAGATATATTTAACAATATTAAAGTAACTGCAAAATTTGGGTTTAGTTCTGTACCTGACGCTATTAAACAAGCAACCTTTTTACAATCAACACGTTTATTTAAAAGAAAAGATAGTCCTTTTTCTACATACGGTAATCCTGAAACTGGTACAGCTGAATTGTTTAATAGATTTGACCCTGACGCTTTAAAACTTATTAAAGGTTATCAAAAGAAAAAACTGTGAACCAAGACGTTGACTTTAAACTTGTTGGGGTTAGGCAACTACGTAAAAGGTTAGACCTTAAGAATTTAACACTTAAACCATTAAGAACTTATTACACTTCAACAGCTATGGTTGTTGTTAAACAATCAAAAAAAGAAGCTCCTAAAGATACTAAAAAATTACAACAAGGTATTAAATTTAAACCACTTGGTAGCAGAGGTAGAATACCTGCTGGAGTTAAAATAGAATCTACTGCACCTTATAGTTCTTACGTACATGGTTTTATGCATAAAAACTTTAGGCAGTCAAAACCTTTTGATAGAAGCAAGCCACATTTTCCACCAGTCCAAGCTCTTACGGGTTGGGCAAGTCGTAAGGGTATAAACCCTTATGTAGTTGCAAGAGCAATAGCTAAGAAAGGAACTCCAATCGTACCATTCTTAAAAATGGGTTATAATAATTCAAGACAACAAAGACGGTTATTGTTAGCAGTAGCGCATAAAGATATTGAACGTCAATGGAAAAAAAGTAGGAAGTTGGTTAAGTAATGGCAAGTTTAACAAGTATTAGAAATGGCATAGGTACAAACCTAGCCAATATTAGTTCTCTTATAGTATTTAATTTTGTACCTGATAGCATTGAACCGCCAACAGCGATTGTTGGTGTTATTGAATCTGTTAACTATGACTTAACTGAATCTAGGGGTGCTGACCGCTACGAGATACCCGTATTTTTGTATGTAAGTCGTGTTGACGCACAAGATAGCCAAGAAACTTTAGATAGCTATTTGGCGAGCTCTGGAGCGTCTAGCATAAAAGCACAAATAGAATCTGATATAACGTTGGGCGGTGTTGCTCAATCTGTTAGAGTGGTAGAAGCAGATAGCTATGGAGTTTATTCAATAAACAATATTGACTATTTGGGAGTAGAATTTACGGTAGAGGTAATAGCATGAAATGGATAGCACAAGTTGGATTTGTTACTAAAGACAAGTCATTCGCTATTGGGGACGAAGTTAATGATTCTGATATTCCTAAGAAAAGCAAGAAATGGATGATTGAACAATCTATTATAGTTAAAGCAGAAGACTTTAAAGGCGAGGAAGAATAATGAAAAAAGGCAAAGGCGGTAGGTACGGAAGTGGTTCTGGAACTAGACGTAGAAGAAGACGTGGTAGTGGCGGTAAAAAATAATGGCATTTAAACACGGTAAAGATACTAAAATTTTTGTAAACAGTTCTAACTTCAGTGCGTACTTTAATAATGCTGACGCTTCTAGAACAGCAGATGTCGCTGAGTCAACTACATTTGGTAGTTCAGCTAAAAGCTATATTGCAGGAGAAAAAGACGGAACTATTTCTCTTACTGGTTTTTTTGACGCTACTCAAGATGGAGTTATACAACCATTACTTGGCGGTGCAGATTTTGACTTAGCACTAGGTATTGATGGTTTAGATACTGGCGATAGTGCAACTTTTACAAAAGGAAACATTACTAGCTATGCAGTATCCAGTCCTGTAGGAGATATAGTAGCAACTTCAATGGATGTACAATCTGATGAGGGTATGTGGAACGGTCAAGTTTTAAACGCTTCCGCTTTTACTACAACTGGGGTACAGGGTTCTGTACAAGATAATGGCGTAGCAACTTCTAATGGAGTTGGCGCATTTTTAATAGTTTCAAGTGTAAGTGGGACAAGTCCTACAGGCGCTGTGAAAATACAGCATAGTGCAGATAACACTACCTACGCTGATTTAATAACTTTTACTACGGCAACTGCGGCGACTTCGGAAGTCAAATTTGTTGATAGTGGAACTACGATAAATAGATACATTCGTGTAAGTAACACGATTGGTGGAAGTTCATCTCCTACAATAAATGCTATTGTTGGATTTGGACGAAATAATTAAGGAGAAAAATCATGGCATTTGTTCACGGAAAAAGTTCAGTTTTTAAGCTCGATAATTCGAGTGGTTCATTAACTGATATTTCGAGCTTTGTAAACAATGTTGATTTTCCAGAAACAGCAGACGTTGCTGAAACTTCTACTTTAGGAGCTAGCAACAAGACATACATTGTAGGATTAAAAGATTCTACTTTAGGCTTGACTGGTTTGTGGGACGCAACAGCTGACGCTATTTTTGGTGCAGTTGTAGGTCAAACTGCTTCTCTGTCATTTGAATATTCTCCAGAGGGAACATCTTCTGGAAAAGTCAAATATACAGGGGAAGCAATACTTACAAACTATTCTATATCAAGTCCAGTCGGAGATGTTGTTGGATATTCAGCAGACTTACAAGTTAGCGGTGCAGTAACACGCGGTACCCACTAATATAAATTATAGGAGGTTACATGAAAAGACTTACTGTTGATGAGATACAGTCGTTACCTGACGTACCGACTAAAGAGCTAAAAATAAAAGAATGGGATGTTTCAATCCTTATTCAAGGCATTACCAAATCAATGCAAATTGAACTAGGTGCCATGCTGGACGATAAGGAATTGAACGCGTTTGATTATCAAAAACAACTCTTACTGCAATGTGTAGTTGAACCAAAGTTAGACGTAGACGCTATTGATAAACTTTATGAAAAAGACGCAAACGTAGTTGATTTAATTTTTGCTTCTATCAATGAGTTAAACGGCGTTGGAGGTTCTGCTTCCGCAGATACCTTTCAAGAATAATCTAGATTTAGTTTTCCAATATAAACTAGCCCGTGAGTTAGGCATGACTGTTGCTGAACTTCGTAGTAAAATGCCATTAAAAGAGTACAACGAGTGGATTATATTTTATACTATGGAGAACGAAGAAAGAAATAAAAGGTTAGCAATGCAAGAAGCGGAAAGTATTAAACGTAATGGGTAGAAACGCAGATATTGCGATAAGGATTGTTACCAAAGGCGTTAATACAGCTAAAGGTCAAGTAGATAAGTTATCTAGTGGACTAGCTGGTATGTCCAAATTTGCAAAAGGAGCAGCCGTTGCAGTTGGTGTAGCACTCGCCGCTGGATTGAGAAAAGCATTTCAAGGTTTTGTAGAGTTTGATGACGCTATGGTTCAGTCCCTTGCGATTATGAAAACTACTGTAGCTCAACAACAAACAATGAAAGACGCGGCGAGAGAAGTCGCAACACAATTTCGAGTTTCCAACAAAGACGCGGCGGAGTCATTTTTCTTTTTAGCTTCAGCTGGTTTAGACGCTGAACAATCTGTCGCAGCTTTACCGCAGGTTACTAAGTTCGCACAGGCTGGTATGTTCGACATGGCAACAGCTACTGACTTAGCAACTGACGCCCAATCTGCTTTAGGTCTTACAGTCAAAGACGCTGAACAAAACTTAGGTAACTTAACTAGGGTTACTGATGTTCTTGTGAAAGCTAACCAGTTAGCAAACGCTTCTGTTCAACAGTTCTCTGAAGCATTGACTACCAAATCTGGAGCAGCTTTAAAAGTTGTTAACAAAGATATCGAGGAAGGTGTCGCAGTTTTGGCAGCTTTTGCTGATAGAGGTGTTAAAGGTGCTGAAGCTGGAGATAAGTTAAACCAAGTATTAAGAGATATTCCTAGAGCGACTGCTAAAAACAAAGAGGAGTTTGAGAAACTAGGTCTTCAAATGTTTGACGCTCAAGGCAATATGGAAAACGTTGCAACAATCATTGAACGTCTTGACGGCGTTCTTGGTCCAATGTCTGATGAACTTAAAGCAAGTACACTTGACCAATTAGGTTTGAATCGTGGTGTAGCGGACGCGGTTAAAATATTATCAGGTGCTAGTGACCAGATAAGAGAATATGAATCTGCGCTTAGGTCGTCTGGTGGGGCAACTGAAGATGTTGCGGAAAATCAAATGAACTCTTTGCAAGCTAAAATAGAAATAATGAATAGTAACTTTGCTGAACTCGGTTTAGTTATTATGGAAAAAGTTGCACCAGCAATAGAGCTTGTAGTCGTTCTCACTACTGGGTTAATAAAAATGATTACAGATATGATTGACACAACTGATGAAGAAACTGAAGCATTTAAAAAAGCTGGACAGCAAAAACAAATTTATGGACAGCAAGTTAAACAGACTAACGACTTTATTGATAGATACATAGACACAGCGGCGATACAGAGAAAAAGAAACTTGGAAGTATCTAATAGTTATTACGAGCTCGATACAGCAATTAAACATGCGGAAGACGCTCAAAATGACCATAGAACTGAAGTCGAGGAATATGTTGCTTCACTTGAACAACAAAAAAATGTGCAGGAAGAAGTTATTGAAAAAACTAAAGAACAAGCTCAAGCTGAAAGAGACGCGGCGGAAGAAAGGCGAAATTCTGCACTACCGTCTCTCATGTCCGTTATTAGTGCTCAAGAAAATTTAAGTATGATTTATGCTGAACAAGACAAATTGTTAGGTAAACGTGAAGACGCTTCTATAAATGTTGCAAAAGCTCAACAAAAAGAAAAAGACGCTGTTGATAAATTAGAAAAAGCCAAAGAACACTTAGCGTCTGTTACTGGTAATGGTCTTAAACTTACTGATGAGGAAAACTTAGCCATAGCACGACAACAACAAAGAGTTGATGAATTAATTGCTGTTGAGGATAAATCCGAAATACAAAAATTAGAACTTGCAGTAGCTAGAAATAAACTCAACGACTTACAAGAGAAATCTGTTGCTTTATCTAGGGAAGAAGAACAAGCGCTTAAAGATGTTGAACGTGCTGAAAATGATTTAAAATCAGCTGAAGAAAAAAGAATTGAACTACAAAATAAACTTACTGAAGCTACAAAAGAATACAATAAGTCAACTGCAAAAACTCCCGATAACTTACTTAAAATTGCAATAGCTAAAAAAGAATTGGATGACGCGATATCCGATATGAACGCATTAGGTTTACTCAATGAGGGTATTTCCCAAATGGTTGATATGGGACTTGGCGAATTTAATAGGTTGCGTGATGGAATTATGGGTATCATGGTTAGCAATAGCAGAGGTAAACCTCCTCCAGCTTCTGTACCAGTTACTAGTATTAGTCCTGCACAATCTGAAAAGTTTACACCTGACGGAAGTCCTGACCCAGCTCCAGCTGTAGAAACAGCTCAAGATAGGTTTGATAGAAGAAATGCTGGACACCAAACTTCTGGAAACAGAACAACTATAAATTTACAAATGACTGGACTAGCTGTTACACAAGCTGAAGTAACTGAGAGCGTTGCTGAGGTTATAAGACGAGCTAGAAGTGAGGGACTGGATATAGGTTAATGACTGTTGCATTTGATAGTAATGTTAATCTTACAGTTGAGGTTGGTTTTGACAGCGAACCTTTTGACGATACGCAATCTTTTACAGATATATCAGCTTTTGTTAGGGGTATTAATATTTCTAGGGGTAGGTCAAATGAGTTAGGTCAGTTTACTGCTGGTTCATGTGAGTTGCTTTTGTCTAATGCTGATAATAGATTTAACCCTACACAAACTACACACTTCTATGACAGCACTAATTCTAGAACTAAAATACAACCACTTAAGACGGTTAAGGTTTCAGCTGTCTATGACTCTAGTACCTATGTTTTGTATTACGGTTTTCTCGACCAAATACCAGTTATGTATCCAGCGAAAGGCGCTGATTCAGTTGTCAGGTTTACAGCTATTGACGCTTTTAAAATATTTCAAGCACAAACTATTCAATCAGTTGGTTGGAGAATTGGTCAAGTAGGGTTCTCTGAACTGGGTACGTCATCTCGTTTAGGGTATGATGATTCTGTTGAGTTGACATCTGTCCGCTTGTCAAGGTTGCTGGATTCGATTGGGTTTCCCTCTGCTCTTAGGGATATAAACACGGGAACTCTAAACATACAACAACAGGCTCTTACTTCTAATTTGTTGTCAAGTATGCGTGAATGTGAAACTGCAGAAAATGCACAATTTTTTATTAGTAAAGAGGGTAAAGCTACTTTTAGAAATAGGGATTACAAACTATCAAACGCTAAAGCAATAAATGTACAAGCTATATTTGATAATTCTGGAAGTAACTTGCCATATAAAGATGTTGTAACTTCTTTTGATACTGACGAGGTTAAAAATGTTTACGAATGGACTCGTAATGGTGGTGCTACTCAATATGTTGCAGACGCTGATAGTGTTAGTAGGTATACTGCTAAATCATCTACGCTTACGACTTTGAATGTTAATGACGCAAATGTTTTGTCAATTATTCAGCAAAAGCTATCAGAAACTTCTCTACCTATTGAACGTATTGATAGTTTAGTTATAAACCCTAGGGACAATACTGCTTTATGGGAACAAGTTTTGGGACTTGAATTTGGGGATAGAGTTAAAGTAAACATTACAAATCCTAACGGCACTACTTTTTCTGATGAAGTGTGGATACAAAGCATTAAACATAATATAAATTCAGGTTCACAATCATGGAACTACTCTGTATCATTAAGTCCAGCAGGCTCATCGGGTTGGGTTTTGGGACAAGCAAAAATTGGCGAGGGTACAAGATTTGCTTATACTTAGTGCTATTATAAAAAAGAAACAATAAGGAGTTTTATTTATGCCAGCAGGTTTTAAAATTTGGACGACAGGGGATTTAGTATCCGCTTCTGATTTTAATAATTACATACAAGAACAGGTCATAATGACTTTTGCTAATGCTACTGCAAGAGATAGTGCAGTTAGTAGTCCAGAAGAGGGTATGTTTTGCTTTTTAGCAGACAGCAATACCTTGCAATTTTACAACGGAAGTAGCTGGGCTAGTTTTATTGGCGAGGGAGATATTACAGGTGTGACTGTAACTACTGCTTCTACATCAGGTCTATCAGGTGGAGCAACTGCAACTTCGGGAGCGTTCTCATCTACCCTTGTTATTGCACCTGCGTTAGCAACTTCGGCAACAGTTGCTTCGGGTGATATAGTTTTAATTGGAGATGTAGATGACAGCAACGCAGTTAAAAAAACTACAGTTGCGGATATTGTTGCTTTAGCACCATCGGGTGTATCATTAGGTTTAGTATTAGCTCTATCATAGGAAAGGAATAAATTATGGCAGATACATTACATTCAGTTCAAGGTGTACTTGGCACATCAACAGCAGATATTGTTGACGCAGTCCCGTCATCTACAACTGAAACAGTCATTGGGGTTCTCGTATCTAATGTAAGTTCAAGTAGTGCTGATGTTACAATCGACTTAAGTGTTATAAAATCTGGTGGAACATTGAGACACATTTTAAATGATGTATCTTTACCATTTGGAACAACAATAGAAATAACAACTAAAGTGGTATTGGAAACAGGCGATAAACTGCAAGGATTATGTTCAGCAGCTTCAAGTGCCGAATACAACGTATCATTTCTTAGACAAACCTAAAGGATTCTTATGTCCTACTTAGGTACACAACCAAATGATGTAAAAAAGAATATAGGTTTATATACACC